TACAGGAGTACGTTATATTGTTAATCTTACTGATACTATTAATTCAAACCAACAAGAAATAATAAATCTTCAAAGAGATTTAACTCAAGCACAAAAAAATATTACTGAAATTAATACAAGACTATCTTCTGCTGAAGCAACATGGCAGATGGCAGAAAATTTATACAGACAATTAGCTGATCAAGTTAGAGAACACAGTTATGATATCAAAGATTTAAACAGAGAAATAAATTATTAAGGTGACCTATGGAGATAGCCAGGATGGATTACAGATTTACAGCGATATTAATAATTATGTTAACTCTACTAGCTTTGTTTGGTGGACCAGCGCATAGTAAAAATGAGTATCTCAATAATGGTACTAATACTTGTAGCACTGGCGATGTGTCAGTTTCAATTGACCAAAGAGATTCCGACTCTAATTATAGGCATTACTCTCCTTCTTCTAATTATGACAATTATGGTGAAGATAGAAGTATAAGATTTACTTGGAGAAAATATTTAGGTTCAGCCTGTACTGATGAATTTAAAGCTGTTCAACAAGAAAATATGGAACTAAAACAACAATTAGAGCTTATGAAAATGTGTGGAAAAGTTAATAAAAACCCTACTTTGAACAACAATCCTAACTTCAAACTTTTGGTTTCTAAATGTTCTGGTATAATAATTCCCGATGATAAAATTCAAAAACCAGATGGAAGCTATTGGGATTCAATTAAAGATGATTATAAAAAAGAAAATCCTGACATCAAACTTATGGGTGATAAAATTATAAGATGAGCAATAAACCATTAAATATCGGAGAAGAGGCAAGAGTGCAGATGCCGATGAAGACGGTTGCTAGCCTAATTTTTTTAGTAGCAATGGGTGTGTTCGCATATACAGAACTGACTGCAAGATTAGTATCATTAGAGACATCACGTGAATTGTTTGAAAATGATTTGTTAAAGAAGAGTGAACAAGTGCCCACTGACCAGGAGCAACATTTTTTATTGGAGGATTTGTACAAGACCGTTGAGAAATTACAGTCTACTCAAGAAATGAATATGACAAACAAAGTTAATATAGAATTTTTAAAATCACAATTAGAAAAAGCATTGGAAGATGTTGAACAACTAAAAGATAAGGTAAGAGCAAATGGAAACGGTCATCAGTAGCGTAGTAGCTCTTTGTATGTTTATAGGAGGTGTTCTTACAGAACATAGAATACAGCCTGCAATGTCAGATTGTTTAAAAGGAAAGAGGGTTGCGGAACGTACAGCAAATGATAATATTCATTATAAATGTGGAAAAGTAAAAGTTGAACTTGAAGAAAATATAGACGGATCTAAAGCAATCAAAAAAATTATAGATGAATCTAAGTAGAAATTTTACCCTTTTAGAATTAATCAAATCGGACACAGCTGTTCGTAAGGGAATCAATAATAATCCAAACGCAGGTCAAATAGAAAAACTAAAAGACTTGTGTGAAAATATTTTACAACCCGTGCGGGACCACTTCGGTAGAGTAAAGGTCACATCAGGGTTCCGTAGCGAAAATTTATGCCTTGCTATAGGATCGAGTCGGGACAGCCAACATGCAAAAGCTGAGGCGGCAGACTTTGAATGTGTTGGAGTCGACAACGCTGAAGTTGCTGATTGGATTAAACAGAACCTTGAGACAGATCAATTGATCCTCGAGTTCTACACCCCAGGAGAACCCAACTCGGGATGGATACATTGTAGTTGGATTCCAGAAGGAAGACGTGAACAATTTATGCATGCGTATAAATCAGAAGGTAAAACAAAATACAAACCTATTATTGGAAAGGCGAAAGATTTAGTGTAAAAAAAGTTATGACAGATAAAAAGAAAAAATTTGGATTAATGGAAACAATAATGTTTAGTAATAGAATAGATACTGTGATGGGAGATTGTTCAGAGTGTGGGGAACATACAATATTAGTGGCAATTGTTTCAGAGTTTTATAGATGCACTAATTGTGGATCTGATAACAAACAACATGTTAACGGCAGCATTACTTATTTAAAATTAACTGAACAAGAAAAAAAATTAATAAAAAATCAAGCAGAATTAAATAATGGCAAAGAAATTTAAAGATCATATTGTAAGAGATAAACCTAAGAAACGTGGACCTCGTCAGCATAAGAAATCAAAAAATAAAAGTGAGAAAAGACAACAACGTAACCGACGTTACAAGGGCCAAGGTAAAGGTTAAATTTTAAGTAGTGTCTTATAACCACAAAATTTCAGATTTAAAATATAGAATCAACGGCTTAGTTCCTAAAGACGTCTGTAAGAAAATAATAAATATATTTGAAAAATATCCTGAATTAAATAGAGTAGAAGGTAGTTATAAATATCAAACTAAAAACCATGAAATAGATAATTTTAAATGTTTAAACTTATCTAGAATAGAAAACCCAAATGAAGATATTTTATATTCTTTAAATGAAGCTAAGAAATATATAGCTATAATGATAGCTAACTATGTATTATATATTAAATCTAAAAAAATAAGTCCTACCTTTAGTGATATTTTAATTAATTCTAGTCAAAACATTAGAATATTAAAATATAAAAAAGGTCAATTTATTAAGGATCATACTGATGTTAACGTAAACGAAAGAGCTTCTTGTACATTAAATTTAAACGAAGATTATGAAGGTGGAGAGTTTAGATTTTTTGATGGTCAAATTAAAGAAATATTTAAAACAGGGGATAGTATTATATTTCCTGCAGAACCTATTTGGATACATGGTACAGAACCTATTACAAAAGGAACTAGATATTCAATAAATTGTTTTTTAGAAACCAAATTAGTAGAATTAATAAAATGATAAGACAAATTACTTTAAAAGCAGACGAGCTAAGTAGACAGTATAATAAAACTAAAGATCCTTTGATTCGGGAGGAGTGGTATCAAGTGGTTCGCTCTCTTGATAATTTTCAATTTTTGCACAATGAAACTTTGGATACAATTCTAAAGCCTCCACTACAGGTTGCGCAAAAAGTTCGCCGTCATACAAGATAGAGTAAGACTCACCGAGTCCTTTCTGTACACATTCATAATGACTATCGTATAGACGTTTATAGTCATATTTTATTGGTGGAACTTCAGCACAGTTTTGATTAACTACTGAACACACAAATATGGTTAAAAAAAATTTCATATCAGCCTTGACATAAAGAAGAATATTTTGTAGGATATCCTTATATTAAAAATGAAAGGATATAACAAATGACTGATTTTAGCAAATACAAAAACATTTCTATAAAAAAAGAAACGTATGCGAAGATTGACAAAATTAGAAAAGTGTTAGTACCCGATGATCCCGAAGTATCGAGAGCGCAGGTAGTAACTATTCTAGTAAACAAAGAAGCCAAACGTTTAAATGGCAAACTTAAAGACTAACCAACCAATACAGGAGAAAGTATGAAATATACAGTAGTAAAAAGAATACACTTCTCACATGCAAATGACTATGTGACAGTGATTAAAGAAGCGGAAACATTTGAGGATGCTATGAAGTTTAAAGTAGCAGCAGAAATGTTAGAGGCAAAAGACTCGGGTAATACTATTCAAATTTTGATTAGTACCGATGATGCTTTTGACTTTACACGAACACCTCTAAGATTAACTGATGAGGTGAAACAAGCATCGTGACGGAACTTAGAGACGAGCATTTGGAGGTTATAAGTCGAAACAAGGCCGTAGCTTACACAAAAGATAATAGTGATAAGTTATTAAAAGCCCGTGAGATTTATAACCGAACCAAAGGTCTGCAAGATATATCGGAGCATGAACTTAAAAAGTTTAATGAGTTGATGAAGTTCGGCGTATGATGTCAGAGGCAGACATTATTGAATACAATAAACTAACTGAACAGTTAGAGTTATTAAAAAAGAAAGGGACTCCGGTCGATGACCGGGGTCCTGCAGATCTTACTAAACAAATAGAAGTTCTAGAGTTTAGGAATGAGAAACTACACAACTATAATCAAAAACTAATCGAAGAAGTAAGATCGCTTCGATCTAAACTATACATAAAGGAGAATTAATGAGCACATATTACGTACTAGAAAAAAACACGTTTGAAAGTATGACACTTAGATTACCCACAGAGGATATTGATCAATCAGGATGGTACAATTTAGGTCCTGAACCTTTTAAATACGACACATATGAAGAGGCTAAAAAAGTTAAAGAGTCCTTAGATGTAATTTTTAAAAAAAGACCTTCTTCAGTTACATTTATAATTGTAGAGGAAACTAATGCTTAAAGGAGACAGTAAAGATTATAACTTACTTGCTAAGTGGGTTGAACAATTAAGCCCACGAGACTTTTATTTAAGTGTAGAGATTGGGGTTCGTGAGGGCTACGGCTCTCACGTCATCATGGAGAATCTTAAAAATAAAAATCATTTTCATATAGGTATAGATCCTTATGGAGACATTCTTTATGATCATGTAGATACTCAAGGAGGAGTGGTTCCTAGGTGGACAGACTTTGAGGGTAATATTTTATATAACCCAGATGGTTCGTTCAAGACTCCAACGTATCCTAACTCTATGAAACAAACTTTTTTAACTGCTTTTAACAAGCACGAAAATTTTATTTTATATCAACTAGAAGACGTTGAATACTTTAATGCGTTTGGCCAAGGTGTACCTATTTATTACAAAGGTCAAAAAAATATCATGAACACTTATGACTTTGTACACTTCGATGGTCCCCACACCACCGCTGCGGTGCTACATGAAGCTTTGTTTTTTGCTAATCGATCTAGACCAGGAACCAGGTTTGTATTTGATGATGTAGATACTTATGACATGCGTGTAATTCAACAAGCGTTAACTCACTATGATTTTTATTTAATAGAACGAGGAGCAAATAAAATGTGTTTAGAAAGGTCTAATGGCTTACAAAAATCCTAAAGATCCAGAAGTATTAAAGAGACGAGCAGAGATGGACTTTGCATACATGAACACGGAACGAGGATTTATAGTCGCCTGCATTGCAAGAAAGTTTAAACCTAGCGCCAAAAAATATGGTGGCCACCTAGCCGCTGATCATATGGACAAGAAAGAGTTTTGGAGATTGTATATGAATCATATCATTCTTATGAAAGAAAAATTTCCAGACTCTGATGGTAGACTTTGTAGATATTGTGAGCAGCCATTTACATTTGAAACCAGGATGGGAGTTCGAGGTAGAGGACAACCTAGTAATCGTGCAACACAAAATTACACTAACTTTAGTATTGACCGATTTGATCCAAGATTAACTTATCAAAACAATAATATAGTCTTTTGTTGTGTGGGTTGTAATGATAGAAAACATAATAGTAACCCGGATGACTGGGAAAATTATTTAAGAATTGGAAAGGAATTAATAAATGATAAAGATAAATAAAAGATTTTACTACCCGACTTCGACTCGAAAAATTATTGATGGTAAAAGACATTACCTGGTAGGAGAAGAAAAATTACCTAGTGTAACAAGTATATTATCTGCCTGTCAAGGAGAAGAGAAGAAACAATCTTTACAAAGATGGAGAGATAGAGTTGGTGAAGCCGAGGCTAAAAAAATTACTGAGACTGCTGCAGCGAGAGGGACCCTTATGCACTCGGTTCTTGAAGGATATATGTTAGATAAACCTATCGTGGATCTAACGCCTGAAGGAAGACATGCAACGAAGATGGCACAGATAATCGCGGACCAGGGATTAAAAGGTAGACTCGACGAGTTGTGGGCTACTGAGTGTGTTTTATTTTACCCGGAGATGTACGCAGGTGCAACCGATGGTGTTGGAATGTACGAGGGTAAAGAGGCCATTATAGATTTTAAACAAACTAATAAACCGAAACGAAAAGAATGGATCGAGGACTACTATCTCCAACTTGCAGGATATGCAATTGCTCACAACCAAATATACGGAACTAATATCCAGTTTGGAATCATTCTAATGTGTAGTAAAGACCTATTATTCCAGGAATTTCCCGTAGAAGGCGAAGAATTCAGACATTATGCGAACGAATGGTGGAAAAAAGTAGCACAATATTACAAACAGAAAAAAGAATGGCAAGAATTAGTTGACAGAGCCGGTATGTAATGTATTGTAGGATATTATATGAAAGGAATAAATATGAAAATAAACTGGGAAAAGAAAATTGAGAAACATTTACTCAATCAAAAAATAGTTAAAATTAAATACATGTCAGAAAAAGAAAGTGGTAGGCAAGGTTGGTCTAAAAAACCAATTGAGATAACACTTTCAAATGGGGTGTTGCTAGTGCCAACGCAAGACGATGAAGGTAATGACGGAGGCTCTATTGCAACCAACATTACTGAATTACCAACAATACCAACAACATAGAAAGCAATATTATGAAAGACATGCGTAATTTATTAGATACATTTACTGAGTCTGAATGGAAGAAAGCTAAAAAAGAAATGACCAAAAGAATACCCTCTATGAAAATAGATAAAATGTCTATGGATCATTTTCAAACCTTAGCTAGATTCTTAGCAAGTCCAGACTTTTCAGATATAGATGAATACAGAAGGAGACTGCACTAATGAAAAAAGAAAAATGGGATGGCCAATCAAGGCCATCCAACGATTTGTACCGAAAAAATTTTGATGAAATATTTGGTAACAAAGACTTAAAAGGTACTACAATTTGTAAAGCAAAGAAATGTAGCAACTACTTATACAAAAATGAAAGCCCAAGTTTAAAAGGTTATTGTATGGATTGTGGCTAAAAAGCCACAATCTGTTGCATATTTACCACAATATGTTCACAATAAGGCAAGTTTCCCCCTATAGACTTTTTTTGCCAGAAAAGTTTTTTTGTTTTTCAATTTCCAAAACGGTGTTACAATGGTTACAATGGCTTTTAAAGTGCTATTATTCGCATATACCAACACTTCTAGACGATATTTTTGTAACAAAACGCTGTTACAATGGTGTTACAGCTGTTACAATTTACAATAATTGGCTTATATCAACACTTCTAGCAAACCCGTACGCGCGCATAAGAAAAAGTTTTTGAAAAAAAATGTGCCTAGAGAAAAAACCTATAGGTGCTATAAGAAGTCATGCCTAAAAAAAGAAAAATATTTCCAAAGATGAATAGTAAAAGTTTGGGTAGAGACATATCTAAATATCCTTATGTTGAAATAGAATGGGTTGATATCGAGGGGGATGACGGTTGGAGTACGTTGTCTACCTTAGATAAAGATAAACTTCCTGTTGCAGTATCCAAAGGATATTTATTAAGTCAGCGTAAAGGTGTGACTAGAATTTTTAGAGATTATATAAAAAGCAAAGAAGGTAATACTTTTGAAGATATTGGCAGCACAGTAATAATTCCTACTTCTGTGATTGTGTCGATAAAGAAGTTGAATTTAAATTAGATTCTTCAATTACTTCTGCATCAGCATCTATAATAGGTTTAAAAGTTTTTAATGCCTTTTCTAATTCTTTGTCTAACTCTGATTCGTCAACGTTATCTAAGTTCTTATGTAGATGTAGATTAGTATTATTTTGGAACCCTGCAGCCTTACCTCTAGCTACTTCCATATTACCTGCAGCACTCCAGGCTTTACTTTCCCTAGCTTCATCTCTAATTTTACCTAACTCTGCCAGGTGCTTTTCATAAGTGATGTCATATTTTTTTAACTTCTCTGCTCTGAGTCTTCCGATGTATTGAGCAACCAGTGGATACAAAGAGGGGTTTTGTAATTTACTTGCTGATACATAGGCCGAGTTAGGATCATAGCCTGCAGCAATAGCACATTCAGAATCAGTCTTTCGACCTTCTTCTACTACTATTAAATTAGCAAATTTAATTTGTTTCTCTGTAAGTCTTTTTGGAACTCCCATGCTTGCAATATAATTTATTTTTGGTATATGTTCAAGTGATGGTATCAGGAAAGCTATTAAGACAGGCCCTAGACAAGTTTATGAAATCGCCAGTAGCACAGGAGGCAAGAGTACAAGTGTGTTTACCCGACGGGAAATACTACGACATCAAGGACATTAAATTAATGGAAAACAAAATACTTGGTGTACGTGAGACTCACAGATTGGTCATGACTTTGTATTCTTCGAAGTGGAATATGGGTGAAGTAATCAAAAAAATTGATTAGCCAGAAAGCGACTCACTTAGCCTAAAAAATGATTAAGGGAGAGACTAAATTTTGGCATGAAATTAAAGCGTTCAACACTAAGAATAATTGCGAATTATCATTTACACGCGTGGAAAATAGTGCTGCACACGGGACTCCTGATCTATTGGTTTATAATACTTCTGGTCACTTTTTCACTATAGAGTTAAAGCTAAATCTGGCTAAAAAAATTCGCTTCTCTCCGCACCAAATTGGCTTCCATATCAAACATCCGCACAACAGTTTCATCATGGCCAAGGGCCTCTGTCAGACAGACATAAAACTTTATGAGGGGTCCAAGATCCGTGATCTTGTAAACGGTAATGCCGAACCGTGTGCCACGGGCATGATGTCAAGCTTTAAATTTCTACAAAAAGTTTAGCGTCCTACATATTATAGGACAAAGATCAACGCGCAAAATGTCGCGGCCACAGAGAAGAGCTTGTGGGCGGGACCCACCCAAGGAAAAAAAAGAAAAAAATGTTTCACGTGAAACATGCGCCTGCGACCTGTGGCCTGTGGCCTCGGCTTGCGGACTATGGTGCGTGCTTGTGGGCGGGACCCACCCTTATTTTTTATTCCTACCATTACTAGGCACAGTAGTAATGGTAGTATTTACATTTTGGACAAAATACTTTGTTGGTTCCGTCGGGTTCCATCTCATCATTTTCATTGCCCTTGCTTGCGACCCGTTCAGCCCAATTTTTAGACTTGTGGCCACAATCTAAGCATTCATTTATTTCACCCTTATTGCCGAGCATTATTTCCCATCTCATATTTTCCTTCTTTCATGTTGCTTGAGGGCTGGTGGAATACTACCAGCCCTCTGTTCCTTACCCTTGACTAGCCGCTCTTGTTTCAAACGGACATTACAATGGGCTTTTAGGAATTTTTCACACTTGCGGACGTAGGCCTTCGATAGGTCCTTATGATTGCAAATGAAATAATTTAATAGATTATTATGTTTAGATCTAATGCTTGCCATAACTAATATTTTTAATTTTTGGGTTCCAGCATTTTCTACAATCTAAACATTTTCCGCCCTGCTTAGGTGCCGGGCAGCTGGGTTTTTTTGTAACTACCGTTGAAGTGTTCGGCCAGCTCTTAATACCAGGTTGATTGATCATCGAAGATGATAATCTAACAACCAAATTTGCGGGCTTGTCCTTCAGGTACGGCTTTATCCAGGCTTCTTTAGTCGGCATCCAATGGCGTTTAGTCGGCGTCTGTCGGCATACTTCAAAAATTTTTTGAAGGTGTTCAAGATCTTGAACATCGCCTGAGTCGTGCCATCTAAAAACATCCGATTTTTTAGAGTTGATCAGGGTCACCATTGCGAAAACCCAAAGCTTTTTCTTCAAAGCCTTCAGCCTCCTATACTGAGCATCTTGAACAACCTTGAAAACATAGCAGCCTTTTAAGGCGTAGCAGGTACTGCAAACTGAATTTGGAATTAATCTCAACTTGCTGCCCGTGTTACACTCGGCAGCAGGAATTCCAATTGCCCATCCGGGCATCTTGCCGGGCTTGCTAAGGCCTCCGACTAGATCCCACGCTTTTTTAGTATTCATTTTGTATTCCTTTCATTAGTTTATTTAATATAGGATATTATGGCATAAGATGCAAGGCCAGCGGCCAAAATAAAAATAAATAAACTTCTTGACATATCCTACAATATCCTTTACACTTGGACGGCGGCTGGGGATGGTGGCATATATTACAGAGAAGAGCTTGTGGGCGGGACCCACCCTTTGAGCTTGTAGCCTGTGGTTAGTGCTTGTGGGCGGGACCCACCCTAAAAAATAAAAACTTAAAAAAAAGACTTAGCCTGTTGCCTCGAGTACCTACCCATTCCTCGACATTTTAACGGTAGAATTAACAACAGGTTCCACGTCCGAGCGCATTGCTCCATCGGTATTCCGATCCCAGATCCCACAGTTCACTCTTGTTAAGGCCTGACTAGTGGGATCAGGGATCGGTAGCTGGTCGCTCATTGCGTCTTACCAGCCACCAAATGGGCCAAAAATCCAATCTGGCGTTACCCAGCCAGATCAATGGGGATCAGTGGAACGAGACCCGTTAGGGGGCTAGCCATAACAATCTCACTGATCCCGAACCAGGTCATTTGCCTCTAGCAAATACTCTGTGCACTAGCGCCTACCGTTGGATCTGGCCGACCTAGTTCGGGATCAGTACCCATGCATTGAGACGAACTAATGCGTCTATTCCCACGGGTAAAAACCCAATTTCAATCCAGGGGAATTTTTAGGGTATCCCCTGGATCTAATTATTTATTTCACCTAAACAGAATAAATAACATAAAAAGACCTTATCAGAATATCCTATTTATTAAAGGACAATATTGTCGCACCCAGAGAAGAGCATGTGGGCGGGGCCCACCCATATAAAAAAAATAAAAATAAATGTTTTTTAGGGGTTGACTATATCCTATAATAACCTATAAGAATATTTATAACTAACTAATGAAAGGAATACAGTTATGCAACCACTAAGAAAAGACCACGTTGACCATTACAAAGACTTTGTAAGAGATGAGTTTAGTCTTGCGTCAAATAGAGTAGAGCGTGAAATATCACAACAGGCTCAAGATAAAGTTGAGGAAGTTGGGGATAAGTTCGCGAGTGTAATACATAAGAACTTGCCTAGTTTAATTAAAGACATGGCAAAAAAAGAGAAAGCGTTAAGAGATTTCCAACAGAAAAAATACTCTATGGAAAACGATTTACGCTATCAAGCTCAAAAAATCGCGGATCAGATATCCGAGATTTTTAATAATACCAAAAAGCGTAATAAATGGGATATGAATCATATTGATATTCAAGTCAAAGATGACGCTGATCCTGTTGAATACATAACAAAGAAAATTAAAAAGGCTTGTTATGAAGAAGCAGAAGTCCACGCTAGAGCGCAACATAAATTGTATCATGCACTAGAGAATAAAAAGAAAAAGTGTTTGAATATACTTTATACAGGTAGCCACATTCAACCAACGTTGGTTGAGTTGCAAAAAGAAATGGCAACAGCTAACATACAATTAGATTTACCTAATTCACTGTTAGCATTACCGAGTAAATAATATGGAAATATTATTTGCACTTGGGTTGTTTGTAATTATCGGTGTTGGGTTATGGTTAATGCGTGAGACCGATAAATTTGTTGATGAGCAAAATAGACAAATTAGATTACAACGAGCCTGTGATCGTGTTGATGAGTTAGTTAAACAAAAACAAATGGAGTTTAAATTTGATAAATAAATAACCAAACGTGGCGCGTTCTTGAGTTAAAGGTTAAATACAATATTTATAGCAAGTTTAACCCGTCACAAAAAAAATAGGGAAGAGCATGTGGGCGGGGCCCACCCTATAAAAAAAGAAAAAAGGCTGACCCAAAATGGACACATACATAGTGGACATTATAGGATAGATATGCATAATGGATTTATTAACTTAACGAAAGGAATACAATGTTAGAAGTACACTACAACGCGATGAACAAG